TCCCTATTACGATTCTTAATAATCGTATTTCACAAAAAAAATTTTGAGATTATGGCAAACAATGATTTGTTAAAAGAAGCAATCGCTGATGCTAAAGCTGTTAAAGAAACTGCTATTGCAAACGCAAAACTTGCTCTTGAAGAAGCATTCACACCACATTTGAAATCTATGCTTTCTGCAAAATTAGAAGAAATGGACAACGAAGACGTTGACGAAGGATACGATAAGTATGAAGAAGACGACGTTAAAGAAGAAGTTTCTGAAGATACAGTAGAAGAAAAGAAAGAAGATATGGATGAAGCTAAAGAAGAGCTTGATGAAATTAACCTTGACGAGTTACTTGCTGAACTTGAATTGGATGAAGACGCTCGAACAGACGCTGAAGAAGAAGGCTACAAAGACGGTATGAAGGACGAAAAAGAGGACTTGAAAGAGGACGAACGTACGGATGCTGAGGAAGAAGGCTATTTAGATGGCGAAAAAGACGAAAAAGAAGACATGGAAGACAAAGACGACAAGGAAATTGACCTTGAAGATATGTCAGAAGATGACTTAAAAGGATTCATTGAGGATGTTATTAAAGATTTAGTAGCAGACGGAACAATTGAAGCAGGTGAGGAAGCAATGGAAGATGAAGAAGACATTGTAGATGTTGAAGACGTTGAAGACGTTGAAGACGTTGAAGACGTTGATGTTGATGTAGAAATTGATGAAGCAGTTGACGGAGAAAAAGGTGCTGGAAACGAAGATGGTGACAAAGATGACACTAAAATCGAGAAAGAAACTGAAAAAATGAGATTTAAAGAAGCATTAGATGAAATCGAAGCTCTTAAAGTTGAATTAAACGAAGTTAATTTGCTTAACGCTAAATTACTCTACACAAACAAAGTTTTTAAATCTAAAAACTTATCTGAAGACAAAAAAGTTAAAGTGCTTAAAGCATTTGACAAAGCGTCAACAGTAAAAGAAGCTAAAGTTATTTTTGAAACATTAAACGAAGGTTTAGTATCAAAAACAGAAGCTATTGTAAGACCAAAAGGTGCTGCATCTAAAGCAACTGGAACAATAACTGAAGCTAAAAAACCGATTATTGAAAGCAATGATGTATACAATCGTATGCGTAAACTTGCTGGATTAATTTAAATTATTAAAATAACCCTTAAAAAACTAAAAAAATGAGCTTAAATACTCTATTAGAAAGCGCGAACCCATATCAGTCTTTACAGTCTGACGCGGCTAGATTAGCTAGCAAATGGGAAAAGACAGGTTTATTAGAAGGTTTGAATGGTGCCCACAAAAACAATATGGGTCTTATTCTTGAAAACCAAGCTAAACAACTTGTAGTAGAATCATCACAAACTAGTGGTGGTGTAGGAACAGGTGGTACTTTTTCATCTCAAACTAGCGTAAACGTTGGTGGACAGTGGGCTGGAGTTGCTTTACCATTAGTACGTAAAGTATTCGGACAAATTGCTGCACAAGAATTTGTATCAGTACAACCAATGAATTTACCTTCAGGACTTGTATTTTTCTTAGATTTCCAATATGGATCTAACAAATCTCCATTTACTGCTGGTGGGTCATTATATGGTGACAAAGGTGGTAATGAACCTTTCGGTAACACTAACACAGGTGGTCTTTATGGATCAGGTCGTTTTGGATATTCTATCCAAAATACTCAGTCTTTAGCATTAACTTCTGCAAGAACAAATGCTTCTTGGGATCAATTTAACTTTAACAGTGATTATTCTGCATCTGTTGCAGCTGGTGATTACCAAAGAGTTGCTGTTGATGCTAGTGACCTAGGATTTGCTGATTTCGAAGCTGTTAAAGGATTCCAATTATTTACTGGATCTTTAACTGGTGTTGTACCAACAGGATCTGATGGATCTGTAGCTGGTGTACAAGTATCTGAATTTACAGAATACGATGCAGCAGCTGGAAAAGTATATTTCTATGCTTTAGATACTGCTATTACAGTTAATGATGTAAATGTAAACTACCAAATTCAACCAACTGATAATAACAGAGGTGATTTTGAAGCAGGTAACCCACATCCAAATGCATTTAACGATGAATCAGGAGCTAACTGTTGCCCAGACCAAGTAATTCCAGAAATCAACATCCAGATGCAATCATCTGCAATTGTTGCTAAAACTAGAAAACTGAAAGCTGTATGGACACCAGAATTTGCACAAGATTTAAATGCATATCATGCACTAGATGCTGAAGCTGAATTAACTTCAATCTTAAGTGAGTACATTTCATTAGAAATTGACTTAGAGATCTTAAGTATGTTAATTGATTCTGCTGCTGCAGGAACTGAAACATGGTCGGTTAAAAATAACCAACAACTTTCAGGAACAGGTGCTGGTATCACAGATACTAATCTTGGATTTTACAATTCTCAAGGACAATGGTTCCAAACATTAGGAACTAAAATTCAGAAATTAAGTAACATCATTCACCAGAAAACTCTACGTGGTGGTGCTAACTTTATGGTTGTTTCTCCACAAGTAGCAACAATTTTGGAATCAATTCCAGGATTTGCTGCTGATACAGATGGTGATGCTGCTAAAATGAGCTATGCATTTGGTGTACAAAAAGTTGGTGCTTTAAATAGCCGCCAAAAAGTATACAAAAACCCTTACATGACTGCTAACACAATCCTATTAGGATACCGTGGTACTCAGTTCCTAGAAAGTGGTGCTGTATTTGCTCCTTACATTCCGTTAATCATGACTCCACTTGTATACGATCCAGATACGTTCGTACCAAGAAAAGGTCTATTAACTAGATATGCTAAGAAAATGGTTCGTCCAGAATTTTATGGAAAAATCAATGTATCAGGTTTAGACCTTCTATAGTAGAAGATTAATTAAATCTTAATAAAATTAACCCGGCTTAGGCCGGGTTTTTTTTTCTTTTTTATATTTATAACAAAATGCGTTATACACAAACTATATTTATCTTATTATATAATTATATCAATAATTTACTGTTTCTTAACGTATTTACAACAGTTGTATTCACTGATAACACAATCCCTAATTTAAAGAATTTATGGCAAGTAAACACCATACAGACGAAGTATTTCGGTCTAAAAGAATTCCTAAAAACCCAATTAAGTTCAAACTCCAACTTAATGAAGAACAAAAAGACGCTAAAAAACACATCCTGGAAAATACAATTACTCTCCTTGGAGGGGGTGCAGGTAGTGGAAAAACATTACTTGCATGTAATGTTGCATTAGATGGACTATTACGTAGACAATACGACAAAATTATAATCACCAGACCTACGGTATCAAAAGAAGAAATAGGTTTTTTACCTGGTGATTTAAGAGAAAAAATGGATCCCTGGGTACAACCTATTTACCAAAATTTCTTTCAATTGTATGATAAAGTTAAAATAGAAAAACTTATTGAAGATGGTAAAATAGAAATAGTACCAGTATCATTTATGAGAGGTAGAACATTTTTAGATGCTATGATAATAGTAGATGAAGCACAAAATGTTACTCATGAACAAATGGAAATGATTACATCTAGAATAGGTTTAAGAAGTAAAATGATGATATGTGGTGATGCCCATCAGACAGATTTAAAAAAGAAATCGGATTCTGGTTTTAAGTTTCTCTACTCAGCTGCTAGAAGGATTAAAAATCTAGAAGCTATTACTTTAAATACTAATCATAGAAATGAAATTGTAGAAGATTTATTAGACTATTATAAAGAAGCTATTGACAAAGGTGTAAGTATTACTACTTCTGGTTCATACAATTATAATAATAAAAATTAGTACCATATTTATAATAAAATTATCTAATGGCAATATGTAACCCTACTGGTTCATTATCAGTAACAATCAGAGAAGAAATAAGATTACCTAATGGTAATATGGAGCAATCTATCAATACCGAGGTTATTAAGGATGTTAATCAGATAATGAAAAGAACTGATACTATAGCTCCTACCTTTAGTGGAAGTGGAATTGAAATTTTAAGGTTTGTAGATTCTGAAGAACAACAAACAGCAGGTTCCTTTGTAAGAGATACAGTTAAATATATGAGATTTACAAATTTATGTTCAACTAATTTTGTATCCTTATATTTAATCCAAGATAGCCCAGAAGCACAAAACCCTAATACTGGTAATGTAGGATCAGGAGATGAATCTTTATTTAAATTAGATGCCGGAAAATCAATGGTGTTTTCAAATGCCCAATTTCAAGGAACTGATTATTATGATTATGTAGTAGAAGGATATGTTGATATTCAATATTTTTCTTCATTTGCTACTTTATCATCGATTAAAGCAAAAGCAGATACAGCAAGTGTTCAGATAGAGTATTTTGTAGCATCTTCATAATATTTATAACAAAATTAAATTTAATAAAAAATGGCATTAACATACAGAACAGGATCAGACGGTAAAGATTCAGCATTAACAATTAATGAATTAGATAACAACTTTAGACATTTTACTGGATCACACGCAATTACTGGGTCTCTTACAGTATCAACTAATTTAACAGTTGAAGGATCAGTAGTTTCATTAGCAGCATTACCAACATCAGACCCCTCAGTAGTAGGTCAACTTTGGAATGATGCTGGGACTTTAAAAGTATCAATATAATTAGTACTTAAAAATTACACTTAATTTAAAATAAAATTCCGGAGGACTCAATTTGAGTCCTCTTTTTTCATATTTATAATAAAACTAATTAGATTATGAATGTACCTATATATAATGGTGACCCAATTTGGAACCCAAATTCAGTACCTTTTGGCTTTTACAATAATAGTATAGATTTTCAAACTGATTGTGTAAAAGTAGCAGAATTTTGTGCTACCAGATTAGGTTATCCTTTAGTTGATATAGAATTACAATCTAGTTCCTTCTTTACAGCATTTGAAGAAGCAATTACCGTATATGGAAATGAATTATATGCTTACCTTGTTAGGGATAATATGTTAACTTTAGAAGGGTTTGCTATAGATGATTTTATATTTTTAAATGAAAGTATTATTACTCCTAATTTAGGAGCAGTAATTAGAATGTCAGAGCAGTATGGAGCAGAAGCAGGTACTGGTGGTAATGTGCCTTGGTATAAAGGTAGTATACCCTTAACATCCAGTGTTCAAGATTATGATTTAAAAGCATGGGCAAAAGAAAAAAATATAACAGGTAGTATAGAAATAAAAAGAGTATTTTATCAAGAACCAACCCCTGCATCAGCTAGATATCTAGCACCTTTTGATGGTTTTGGATTTGGAGGAGCAGCAGCTGCTGGAGTAACTGGACTTGGTGGTTTTGGAGGTGGAATGGGTTATTTAATGATGCCCCTTAATTATGATATGCAAGTTATTCAAGCTATTGAAATGAATGATATGGTCAGAAGATCTAATTATAGCTTTGAAATGCACAATAATATTTTAAGAGTATTTCCAATCCCTGGACCCTTTACTCATACTAATGATGATGAAATGATTAGTGGTTCATGTGTAGGAAATATGTGGTTTGAATATATTAAAGTAAATGATAGAACTAGCGGAAGTGTAGACCCAGCATGTGGGCAGGTAACAAATGCCTCTAATATGCCCTATACTAATCCTGATTATACCTTAATTAATTCAATTGGTAGACAATGGATTTTTGAGTATACTTTAGCATTAGTAAAAGAAATTTTAGGGTATGTAAGAGGAAAATATTCTACAATCCCTATACCTAATGCTAATATGACTTTAAATCAAGCTGATTTATTAGCTGCAGCAACTGCTGAAAAAACAGCATTATTAGAAAGATTAAGAGCATATTTTGATGAAACTTCACGAGCCTCTTTATTAGAAAGAAGAGCAAATGAAAAAGAAAGTAGAGATAGAGAATTAGAAGGTGTTCCAAATTTTATTTATATAGGATAGCATATGGCAATGTATACAGGACTCAGAGATGTATCTCTTCTGAGACATTTAAATAGAGAGTTAATGGGTAATATTATTACCCAACAATGTGCTATATATCAATTTAAACTAGAAGAAACTAAAGTTAATATATATGGTGAAGCTGCTGGTGAAAAGTTTTATAATGGTCCTTTTTTATTTAATGTTTTAATAAATAGATCAGATCAACAATATGGAGAAGATGAAGAAGGAATACAATTTAATCAAGCTATTGATTTTTATTTCCTTAGAGATGATTTAAAAGTAGCTAATGTTGTACCTGAAGTAGGTGATATTATCTTATACCAAGAAGGATATTACGGGGTACAAGGCACAGTAGGAAACCAATATTGGGGTGGAAAAAACCCTGCATACCCAAATAATGATTCAGATGGGGAACCAAACCCATTAAATCCAGGTTTAGATAAATTTGGAGAAAGTGTATCAGTATTAGTATCAACATATTATATACCAGCAGATAAAGTTGCTATTTCACCATATAAAGAAAGATTTTAATGGCTATAAGAAAACCAATACCAAAAACTCAAAAAGAGTTAAGCATAGATCAACAAAGACCTTCTTCAGCTAGATATGGTAATCCCAATATCCCACTTGCATCTAATGAAAGTGAAACAGGTATTCCCTTTAATAGATCAGAAAAACTATCTTGGACAGGAGATACAACTAAACCCTTTTCAATTGGAATAAAGGATTTAGATGAAGCTGTATTTTATTATTTTCAAAATGTGATAAAACCTTTTGTTTATCAAAATGGTGAAAGAAGAGAAGTACCTATTATTTATGGTTCTCCTGAAAGGTGGAAATCATTCCAAAAAGATAATTATTATAGGGATAAAAATGGTGCTATTATGTTACCCATTATAGTACTTAAAAGAAATTCAATCACTAAAGATAGAACAGTATATAATAAACTGGATGCTAATAGTCCTAATTTATATGGTAGTTTTCAACGTGCTTATAATCCTAAAACCTTTTACAATAATTTTGATGCTATTAATAACGCAATCCCAGCAAAACAATTTTATGCTGTAGCTGTCCCGGACTTTGTTAATATAGAATATAGTTGTTTAATCCAAACTTACTATATGGAACAATTAAATAAAATCATTGAAGCATGTGAATATGCTTCTGATGCTTATTGGGGTAATCCAGAAAGGTTTAAATTTAGATCTTTTATTGATTCCTTTACTACTGAAACTTCTTTAACTAATGGAAAAGATAGATTAGTAAAAGGTACATTTAATATAAGATTAAGAGGATACATTATTCCTGATACAGTACAAAAAGATATGAATTCTATTTCTAAATACAATTCTAAATCTAAATTTATTATTTCAATGGAAACAACTTCTAATTCTGAAATATTTAAAGAAGGTGTAACTAAAACAAGAGATGGTAGAACTAGAAAAAGTAGTGAAAATGAAGGAGGACTTACTGGTATTTATGATGTGAAGAGTGGTAAAGAATTAAAACAATAGATTAATGGCTAATAATATAAGATTTGTCGATTCCTTAAAAGTAGGAGCATATAATACCCAAAATACTGGAGGTAGTGGTATAACCATTAATAATAATATTGATAATTATGTTCTAACTGCTACGGGTAACCAAGAAATAGATGGTAACGCCAACCTTCAATTTGATGGGGTAAACTTAGGAATAGGTGGTCCTTCAAATGGTGCTAGATTTGAAATAAATGATAATACTTCAAATGATTTACTATTAATTAAAAACTCTAGTAATCAAGGTATAAAAATAAAAAATAGTGGGGTATTACAATTATTAGAATTTAGTTCATTACCCACAGCAGTAGAAGGAGGAATTGTTTTTTCTTCTAATGAATTCTTTTTAGGTTATTAACTTAAGAATAAAGTTTAATATGTATAATAAAATTTAATTAATATAAAATGGCAGATTGGAAAAAAGTAATTGTTAGTGGCTCGAACGCAGAACTAGCGCAGTTGTCCTTATCAGATTTATCGGTACAAGGAAGTGAAGAGACAGTATTGGTAATCAGCCCTGCAGGGGTAGTTGGGACACGAGAAAATGCATCAAGTTCAGGCTCAAGTGGTACTTCAGGTTCAGATGGTTCCTCAGGTTCAAGTGGAACTAGTGGCTCAAGTGGCTCAAGTGGAACAAGTGGTGCAGATGGTGCAGGAGGTTCTTCAGGTTCTTCAGGAACAAGTGGTTCTGACGGTTCTTCAGGTTCTTCAGGTACATCAGGAACAAGTGGTGCAGATGGTGCAGGAGGTTCTTCAGGTTCTTCAGGTACATCAGGTACAAGTGGTGCTGACGGTGCTGGTGGATCAAGTGGCTCATCAGGAACTTCTGGTGAATCAGGCTCAAGTGGTTCTTCAGGTACTTCAGGAACAAGTGGTGCAGATGGTGCTGTTGGAAGTTCAGGATCAAGCGGAACATCAGGAACTTCAGGTTCAGATGGTTCAAGTGGTTCTTCAGGTACTTCAGGTTCAGATGGTTCTTCTGGTTCTTCTGGTTCAAGTGGAACATCAGGAACTTCAGGTTCAGATGGTTCGTCCGGTTCCTCAGGTACATCAGGCTCTTCAGGTTCAAGTGGTACATCAGGTTCTTCAGGTTCAGATGGTTCAAGTGGCTCTTCAGGAACAAGTGGTGTAATTAATGTTAATAATTCTGGTAATAATAGAGTATTAACTGATATTGATGGATCAAGTGCTGAAGCAGAATCTAATTTAACTTTTATAAGTAATGGTGGTTCTACAGTAGGTGGTTTATTAACAGTAACCGGTGATGTTGTAATTAGCCATGATTTAACAGTACAAGGTACAGCATCATTCCAAAATTCAGAAAATTTACTAATAAAAGATAGATTTATATTATTAGCTTCTGGTTCTACTTCTGCTGGAGATGGTGGTATTGTAATACAACAAACAGATCAGGATTATGGTGATGCCTTTGCTTATGATGGATTATCATCATTAAGATGGGGTGTAACAAGTTCATTCCATGCAAGTGGTTCAGGATTTACTCCAGATGCTTTTATGTCAACTGTTGTAATAGGTGCCGATGCTAATGATACTACATCAACTGTAGTATCAAGATATACGGCTAAAGGAAATATATTTGTATCTTCATCACAAGATATTTATATCTATTCTTAATATATAAAAATTGTTTTTAAAAAAAATAAAAAGGTTTATGGGATTTAAATCTAATAAAGTTGAAATAAAAGGAGTACCTACTGAAAAAGTGGGTACTCCTTTAACTCACAATATAGAATTAACAGAAAAAGAAATTGAATTAATATTACTTACTATTAAAAATGGGTTATTTAAAGGAGAATATGTAGAGATACTTTATAATTTAACTTTAAAAATTCAAGAAAAATATAAAAATATATAGTTATGTCTTACAATCTAACAGGTTTATCTCTAAGAGAATTACGTGCTCTTAGAAAATCAACTGATTACATTCCAATTACAGGTATCGATGCTATCTTTATAGGTACAATACAAGTAAAATTAAATCAAAAAATTGAAAGTATTGAACAACAATTAGAAGAAGAAAAAATACCTCCCCCTCCTAGTTAATAGGGAATATTAAAACCATATTTATAACTATATTACGGCCCGCAAGGGAAGTGGACTGAACAGTCAGTAACCAACCTAATAAGAATGATATGCCAAATTGGAAAAAAGTAATACTTAGTGGTAGTAATGCTGAGTTAAATGAAATTAAATTAACAGGTCTTTCAACTCAAGGATCTGAAAACACAACGCTTGTAATAAATAGTGATGGTACTGTAGGTACCAGAGAAAATGCTGCATCTAGTGGTACTTCTGGTACTTCTGGTTCAAATGGTAGTTCAGGTTCAAGTGGCTCATCAGGTTCAAGTGGTTCTAGTGGTTCTTCAGGAACAAGTGGTTCATCTGGTTCATCCGGTACATCAGGTACTTCAGGTTCAGATGGTTCATCTGGTTCTTCAGGCACATCAGGTTCTTCAGGTTCTTCGGGTACATCAGGAACTTCAGGTTCAGATGGTTCATCTGGTTCTTCAGGAACAAGTGGTTCATCAGGTAGTTCAGGTACATCTGGTACTTCAGGTGTTTCCACTTATGGATTCCGTATAGAATACTCTACATCTACAACATCAGCAGACCCAGGCTCAGGTAAATTTAGATTTAACGCCGCTGACCCGGCTGCAGCTACTGAAGTTTATATTAGTGAGACTGATTTAGATGGATTAGGTATAGACCCAATATTAGGTACTCTAACAGATTCTACAAATAATAATAAATCTGTTATAACATTTAGATTAGAATCAAATCAAATATATTATGATTCAGCATATGTTACTGCCCAAACAGATAATGGTGGTTGGAGAACATTAGATATCACTCATATTGATAAAAGTGGTTGGAATAATGTAGGTAATAGCGATGCTACCTTTATGGCTATTGAACTTATAGGTGATAAAGGTAGCTCAGGTTCATCAGGTACAAGCGGTAGCTCAGGCTCTTCAGGCACTTCAGGTTCATCAGGCTCATCAGGTACTTCAGGAAGTTCGGGCTCATCAGGTACATCAGGCTCAAGTGGATCTTCAGGAACTTCAGGTAATACTGGTTCTTCGGGAACTTCAGGAACATCAGGTAGTTCAGGTTCTTCAGGAACAAGTGGTTCTAGTGGTTCATCAGGAACAAGTGGTGTCCAAGGTAACCCAGGAACAAGTGGTACATCAGGTTCATCAGGATCAAGTGGTTCTTCAGGAACTTCAGGTAATACAGGTTCTTCAGGAACTTCAGGAACATCAGGTAGTTCAGGTTCATCCGGAACTTCAGGAACTTCAGGTTCAGATGGTTCATCTGGTTCTTCAGGAACAAGTGGTAACTCAGGTTCATCTGGTTCATCCGGTACATCAGGTACTTCAGGTAATACCGGTTCTTCAGGAACTTCAGGAACTTCAGGTTCAAACGGTTCTTCAGGTTCATCAGGAACAAGTGGTTCAAGTGGTTCATCAGGAACAAGTGGTGTCCAAGGTAATCCTGGAACAAGTGGTTCTTCAGGCTCATCAGGCACAAGTGGTTCTTCAGGGTCATCTGGTACTTCAGGAACTTCAGGTTCAGATGGTTCATCAGGTTCCTCTGGAACAAGTGGTAACTCCGGCTCATCGGGTTCATCAGGAACAAGCGGTAACTCTGGTACTTCAGGTTCTTCAGGTTCTTCAGGAAACTCAGGATCAAGTGGTTCATCTGGAACTTCAGGAAATACAGGATCAAGTGGTACATCAGGAACTTCAGGCTCATCAGGTTCATCAGGAACAAGTGGCTCATCAGGGTCATCTGGTACTTCAGGTAGTTCAGGCTCAAGTGGTTCTTCAGGCTCAAGTGGTACTTCAGGTTCATCGGGAACTTCAGGTTCATCTGGGTCAAGTGGTACATCAGGACAAGATGGTAATTTTGGTGGTGCTACTTTTAATTATACATTTGACACAGCAACAGGTACTGCTGATCCAGGTAATGGAGATATAAGATTAAATAACACTACACAAAACGCATCTACATTATCCATTATTAGTCAGACTACAGAAGATGGTGATAATATACAGTCATTTTTAGAGAGTATTGATGCCTCTACATCAGCAGTAAAGGGTCATATGAGAATAGCGGATAAATTCGCTCCAGAAAATTTTATATTGTTTTCAATATCAAACCTAACAGACTTAGGTGTATATTGGACAATAAACATAAGTGAACAAGCATCATCAGCTGCATCCCCATTTACTAATAATGAAGATGTAATTGTTTCTTTCGCCTTAGTAGGTGATAGAGGAGATGATGGTACATCAGGAACATCTGGTTCAAGTGGAACTTCGGGTTCATCAGGTAGTTCAGGTAATAGTGGTACTTCAGGTTCTTCAGGTTCAAGTGGTTCTTCAGGAACAAGTGGTTCTTCAGGAAACTCAGGATCAAGTGGTTCATCTGGAACTTCAGGTTCAAGTGGATCATCAGGTACATCAGGTTCATCAGGAAATTCAGGCTCTTCAGGTTCCTCAGGAACATCTGGTTCAAGTGGTTCATCTGGTTCTTCAGGCTCTTCAGGCTCTTCAGGTTCAAGTGGTTCATCTGGAACTTCAGGTTCAAGTGGTTCCTCAGGTTCAAGTGGTTCATCAGGAACATCTGGTTCATCAGGAACAAGTGGTACAGCAACAATAACAAATTTAGGTAACAATAGAGTAACTACATCAACAGGAACTCAAGGTGCATTAAATGCTGAAGCTAATTTTACATTTGATGGTACTAAACTTACAGTATCAGGATCAGGTAGCACAATTTTAGATGTACAAGGATCTCAAGGTCAATTATTTTCAGTAACAGATGATTTGACAGGGATAGTATTTGCAGCATCTGATATATCAGGTGTTCCAATCTTATCTGTAAGTGGTTCAGGTTTAACAATGATTGATGGTACTTTAAATGCCCCTAATTTACCTAATATAACAACTAGTAATGATGTATTAGTTGTAGATTCAAGTGGTAATGTAGGATATGAAACAAATGCCGCTTCAAGTGGAACCTCAGGTAGTTCAGGCTCAAGTGGTAGTTCAGGCTCAAGTGGTAGTTCAGGCTCAAGTGGTACATCAGGCTCAAGTGGTTCATCTGGTTCATCAGGTTCTTCAGGAACAAGTGGATCATCAGGATCTTCAGGAACAAGTGGTTCTTCAGGAAACTCAGGATCAAGTGGTTCATCTGGAACTTCAGGTTCATCTGGATCAAGTGGTACATCTGGTTCATCAGGAAATTCAGGAACTTCGGGTTCATCCGGTAGTTCAGGTTCATCGGGTAGTTCAGGTTCTTCAGGAACAAGTGGTGGAACAGGTACCCCAGGAACATCAGGTTCTAGTGGTTCATCAGGAACCTCAGGTTCTAGTGGTTCATCAGGAACAAGCGGTAACTCTGGTACTTCAGGTAGTTCAGGATCAAGTGGTAACTCAGGTTCAAGTGGTTCATCAGGATCAAGTGGTACAAGTGGTTCTAGTGGTTCATCAGGAACAAGCGGTAACTCTGGTACTTCAGGTAGTTCAGGATCAAGTGGTACAAGTGGTTCTAGTGGTTCATCAGGAACAAGCGGTAACTCTGGTACTTCAGGTAGTTCAGGATCAAGTGGTAACTCAGGTTCTAGTGGTTCATCAGGAACAAGCGGTAACTCTGGTACTTCAGGTAGTTCAGGATCAAGTGGTAACTCAGGTTCTTCAGGTTCTTCAGGAACATCAGGTAACTCAGGTTCTTCAGGTTCTTCAGGAACAAGCGGAACAGCTACTATAACAAATTTAGGTAACAACAGAGTTACAACTTCAACAGGTACACAAGGCCAATTAAATGCTGAAGGTAGTTTAACATTTGATGGTAACATATTACATAACGATTCCCAAAATATAGCCATTAATGAAGGCCAGAAATTCATACTTGATTATGATGGAGATAGTTTTGGAAACATATCTTATGATTTAAATAATTTAGCTGGTTATGGTGCCCAAAACGTTTATGCTACTCCTGGTGAATGTCATGTCTTTACAGAGGGTGATGGAGATGCATTAGCTCAAATTAGGGCTATGCAAATAACTATAGGAAGTAGCCAAACAAATTCAGCTACTAGATTTTCTATAGCTGGTGGATTAAAAAACACAGGTTCAAGTTCAACTGAAAGTTTTATTGGTGGTGGTTGTAGAAATTATATATCCAGTGGTAAAACTAGTGTAATAGCAGGAGGATCAGTAAATTGTATAGTCAATAATAATACTGCTTGTTCAGGAAATTTTATAGGAGCAGGAGGTGCCAATAAAATTAATACTTGTGTTGGTAATAGTGCTATAGTTGCAGGATGTAACAACTGCATCTGTCAAACAGGTACAAATTGTAGTTTTATAGGTGCAGGAGATTTCAATGTAATTTGTGTAAGTTCACCTAAGAGTTCTATTGTTGGAGGTACTACGAATAAAATTTATAATTCTAACACCTCTGCTATCTTAGGAGGTAGACTAAATTGTATATGTAATGGTGCTAATTGTAGTGCTATATTAGGTGGGTATAGCAATTACATTAATGGTCATGATTATTCCTTTCTTGCTGGTTATAACTTATCTTCAAATCAAAATTGTACCTTTTATACTCAATGTTCTCATGTTAGAAATCATTTAAATGTAGGGGGTACTGGAAATGCTTGTAATACAACTACAGGTAGAATTGATGCAACAAATGATATTGTAGCTTATGCTACTTCTGATAAAAGATTAAAATGTAATATTAAACCTATAGAAAATTCTTTATGTAAAGTAATTGGAGTAAGTGGTAATACATTTGATTGGAAAGAATTAACTAAAGAAGAAACAAAAACTATACACGGTAATACAGGTAAAGATGTAGGAGTAATTGCACAAGAAATAGAAGCAATACTACCAGAAGCTGTTACAACTAGAGATAGTGGATATAAAGCCGTTAACTATGAAAAAATTGTACCTTTATTAATTGAAGCAATTAAAGACTTAACAGTTAAAGTAGAAGAATTAGAATTAAAAATAAGTAGGGATATCTAAAATATTTTTGTATATTCCCCCTATGAAGATATGTATAATTACAAACTATATTGATAGGGGGTATGTGAATGAATTATTTATTTTAGATAATTTAATTTCTACATTAAACCTTCAACAAAAAGATATATATTCAATATCTGATGTAAATTTATCATATAGTATAAACAAAAACTATACTCATGTTTTAGTATTATTAGATTTTAAAGTAACTTCTTTACTATCCCTTACTCCCTTTTTAGATAATATTTCTATCCCTAAAATTTTTGTAATTGATACTATTCCTGAAATACATAAAAATATAGATGTTGATATTTTAAAACATTATAATTTTAAATCTGATTCATCATATAACTCTTTATCAAAAAATTCCCAAAATACATTATACAACGATTATGCTGATGCCTTAATTTTTTATAGTAATTTAGACTTTAATCTTTTTACAAACTATTACGAAATCCAAAGTAATAAAAAAGTAACAATAATTCCCCCTTCTTTAGGAAAAGAAAAATCTATTACCTTTAATCCTTCCTATTTTAAACCTAATAATAATATAGGATTTAATGGTATACCTTCATTTAATAATGGGTTTGGGCATTTAATTCCTTCATTAGCCTCTTTATCTGACTATAATTTGAAAATATATGGGAAACATGGAAGAAGTCCATTTACAACTCAACCTTTAATAAATAATGCAACGGCATTACATTCTAATATCAGTTTTAAAGGTCAATTAAGAAACTTCAGTAATTTTTATAAAACTAACCATATATATGCTAATATAGGACTTTATAATTCTTTTGATTTACAAACATTATATAGTATGGTAAATGGTATGGTACCTATAATATCCCCAAATTTGCCAATATCCGAATTTTTACCAAATTACCCCTTTATATCTAAGTGTAATTACAATGAAATAACAAAAACTATTATACAAATTAAAAATACTTCTGATAGTGATTTAAAGGATATATTGTACCAAGAAGTTAATAATATAAAGTTTTTAAATGATAATTTTTTAAAAGAAAAATACCATTTTTTCTTAGATTCCTTATAATATGAATACAAAATACTCTACACTTGGTTTTGATAAAATCTATGTTATAAACCTAAAACGCAGACTAGACAGAAAAAAAACTTTAATAGATAATTTTCCTAATATTGATTTTACTTTTATAGAAGCAATAGATGGTAAAGACCTTAACCAAGAACAATTGTTAAAAGATAAAATATTAAATTCCTCTTTTTTTGATCCTAATGGTATGGTAACTATGGGAGTATTTGCTTGTGCTCTATCCCATAAAAAGGCATGGGATCAGGCTTTATCTGATGGTGTAAAAAATGCTTTATTTTTAGAAGATGATATTATTTTACATAAACCAATACTAAATACCGACAATACTTTTACTGATGAATACTCTAAAATTATTAATGAAATTGAAAATTCTAATTACGATTTAATTCATTTAGGTAAAAAAAATCAAAATACTGAGGGTTTAAATGTTGGAAAATATTTAACTCTCCCAACCCCTAGTTCAAATTGGGAAGGAGCCCATTCTTATATTGCAACTAATCATATGCTCAAAGTTTTAACTAATAAGGTCTTACCTATTAAAAACGCAGCGGATGTGTACCTAGAACAATTTTATAATACTCATAATTCTTTTACATTAAAAAATAGTATTTTTCTCCAAATATCCGATCTTTCCCATTCAAGTGTATCTGATTCAGACACCTTTTTCAATGAATTTAGAAAAGGAGGGGGAAGGGTTGGTATTTCTTTTGATGAAAATGGTAATATCTTAAATAAAAACATAGCTAAATATATAAAACATCCAAAAGAAGTAGATGAATACACAGAAATTGTCTTATCAGAACCTAAATTTGGGATTCAAAATTTTTCTAGCAAGGATAAACTAAACCTTAACTTTTTTAGTATAATTAGATTAATAGATTTTTTATCTAAAAATTTGAATCAAAGAGGAAAAATGGTAGAAATAAACAGCCATTTAGGAGAAAATACTTTTTATTTTGGTTCTAGTGGTTTATTTTCTAATATATATGCTATTGATCCCCTTAAGGGAGAAGATGAATTTAATATTAAACATAATTTAACTTGGGAAGATATAAAAATAGGATTTAATAATAACAATTATTTCCATAAAAATATCAACCATATAAATCAAGACCCCACTTTAATTTCTGAATCTTTTGATGATTTATTATTTCTTTATATTAATAATAGAAAACAAGAAAATATTAAACCTTTAATTAAAAGGTATTTTCCTAAAATTTCTAAAAAGGGTTTTATAGGTGGTAACAATATACAAGACGCTCCCCCTAAAGCTATAATATTTGATAATAGTTGGGTAATTAAAAAAGAAAATTATGAACTTTAATATAAATAAATTTAATGAGTTAGGATATGTAATAATAAAAGACTTTTTATCCGAAGATGAATTAAAGGATCTATTAAAAATATCCCAAAAACACTATAAATATTCTCTTAATTTAACGGAACATGAAGGTAACTATAGATTAAATAGTCCTACTAACCTAAATAAAATAGAAGGGGCATGCGAGTATGAACCTGAGTTTTTAAAAATAGCAAAGAATAAAATCCTTGTAAATACAGCCAAACAATTAATAAATACAGAAGAAACATTAGATGTTTATATATCTAAATTTTTTCCAATGAAACCCAAAGTAGGAGTATCAACATTTTTACACCAAGATAACTTTTATTTTAATGGTGATCCTGATAATATAATTAGTTGTGCTCTATATTTTCAAAATACAAATAAAGAAAATGGATGTTTAAGAATTATACCTGGATCTCATAAAATAGGAATAATACCACATGATGTTATATCCCATATAGAAGGAATACAATGGATAGATGAAACAAAATTAAATCCTAATTGGATATTAGACTTAGAATTAGATGCACCTTATGCTGTGTTTTTTAATATTAATATGATACATGGGTGTTATCCAAATACTTCAAATAATACTCGGTTTAGTTTAGCCTGGGAATACATAGAATCGAATAATAATAACGTAGCATCATCAGAAAACAATTGGTGTGATAGAAACTTAGTAGGATAATATGAGTTCATTAAGATTTAACCCTAATCCTGAATGGAATAATATGTGGGGTAATAGGTTTTATTTAGGTTTAAACCAATTAATGTATGATATATATTCTACATTAAACAATAAATCTAATTTAAAAATGTTAGAAATTGGGTCATATAAAGGTGAATCTACTTTTATGTTTGCCTCGTTAGGAATATTTAGTGAAATTCATTGTATAGACCCTCACGAAGAAAAAGAAGAATCTAATTTGGTATTTAACGAAACATGGGATAATGTAAAAGAAGAATTTAAACTTAATACTCGCCATTTTAGTAATATCACTCACCACAAAGAATATAGTTACAATATATCAAACATCTTTCCAGATGGTTACTTTGATTTTATTTATATAGATGGTGCCCATGATTACGAATCGGTAAAAAAAGATATAAAATTATACACACCCAAAACTAAACAATTAATAGGTGGACACGATTACCAAAAAGAATGGCCTGGTGTAGTACGTGCGGTAAATGAAGCATTTCAAGAACCATTTAAAACATACCTTGATGATAGTTGGATAAAACCAATACATTAAATAAAAATTATATATTTATAACAAAATAACAATAAACATGGTACATAATTATAGAATTACAGAACTTGAAAGAGAAATAAGTACTGGAATAATAAATAGAATTTCATTCATAGTTGATTCTCTTCATGAAGAAGTTGGAGAAAGATATAATGGGGAGATAGAAGTAACAGGATCAATAGATACCCCAGGTTTTATTGAATTTGAAAACCTAACTCAAGAAAATGTTTTAAGTTGGATTACATCTCTAGTTGATACAGCTCTTATAGAACAAGAAAATTCAGCTTCAATAGCTAATATGATATCCACTCCTCCTGCTATTAATGGTACTGGTTTTCCTTGGGAGAATTAATAATAAAAAATACGATTTAGTTAGGAAATACTAAATTTTTTTCGTATATTTAAGTTATAAATAAATTAAGTTATAAATGAATATAATCTTTCAAATTGAAGGTGGACTTGGTAAGTCTATCATGGCAACAGCTGTAGTAATTGCCATTAAAACACGTTATAAAAACGCAAAACTAATAGTAGTAACCGGCTATACTGACGTCTTTTTAAACAATCCTCATATACATGAAACTTATGATATCAACCAAGCAAATGGGTTATATCTAAAGTATATTAAAGACCAAAAATGTAAAATATTTGCGTCTGAACCTTATAAAACATCTGATTTTATTACTAATAAACCTGTTTCATTATTAAAAACTTGGTGTGAACTTTTTGGGTTAAGATATAATAATGAACAACCACAACTTTACTTATCACAACCTGAAATAGATTATTTTTCTCCATACTACTCTACAGATAAACCTATTATGGCTATTCAACCAAATGGAGGACCTCCTGGTGTATCTCAACAATATTCATGGACTAGAGATATACCCCCAATTGTAGTAAAAGAATTAATTGATTATTACAAACAGGATTATACTATAATTCATATTAAAAGAGAAGATCAAATTACATACCCCGACAGTTTACAAGCTTTAGATGGATACCGAAGCATAGCAATCCTCCTTCAAAAATCTAGTAAAAGATTATTAATAGATAGTTTTAGTCAACATATGGCAAGGGCATTAAATCTAAAATCTACAGTATGTTGGGTAGATACTAAACCAGAAATATTTGGTTATAACTTCCATAATAATATTAAAGCAAACCCTTATACAAAAGACATCCCTTTGCATAATGTATCTTATACTCCTTTTAGTTTAGTTGAGGAAATAAAAACTCTTCCCTATAATGACTTAAATGAGATATTTGATATAAACAAAATAACTGCATCATTAAACAAACAATAAATGTCAGATTCACCTAAAATTTTAGTTTCTAGTTGTTATATAGGAACAACGGGTTTTAATAACCATTCACGTGATTTTTTTAGAAAGCTATCAAAACATTACCCTTTAAAAATTAGAAACTTTACTGTTCCTAAATATTGGAATGGTATAAAAGATGAACCCTTTAATGAAGAACCTTATATATTAGATTTAGATAAAAAACTCTTATCATCACAAACTTCATTTAAAAATGATAAAACTTTAAATGATACAGAAATTTATAAGAATTACCCTAATAATTTTAACCACAATTTAAATATAGTTTTAGCAGAAGTAAACCACCATTATTTCTACCAGACATATGATGGACCTAAAATTGCTTATCTTGTATGGGAAACAACAGAATATCCTAAGAATTTTTACAATCGAATAAAAGAATTTGATCAAATATGGGTACCCTCTCAATGGCAAAAAGACTGTAACATATTGCAGGGAATACCTGAAAGCAAAATTAAAGTAGTTCCTGAAGCGGTCGATGGGGAAATTTTTAAACCTAATTCTAAATCTACTTTACCCGAATATGATGATGGAAGATTTAAATTTATCCATTTTGGTAGATGGGATTATAGAAAATCAACAAAAGAAATAATTGAAAGTTTTTTAAAAGAATTTGATAAAGATGAACCTGTAGATTTAATTATATCTATAGATAATATGTTCGCTAAAGATGGATTTGAAACAACTGAAAAAAGGTTAAAACATTATAATTTAATAGACCCAAGAATTAAAATAAAACATTTTCCTACCAGAGAAGAATATATAAAATACCTCCAAAAAGGTCATGTATTTTTATCTTGTGCTCGATCTGAAGGGTGGAACTTGCCTTTAATAGAAGCTATGGCTTGTGGTACACCTTCTATTTATTCTAATTGTAGTGCACAACTAGAATTTGCTGAAGGTAAAGGATTACCTGTAGATATAATAGGCACACAACCCGCTATTAGAGGAGAATACAGCACATACTCACAATCAGAGCTATCAGGGGAATTTTACGTCCCAGATTTTAATCATCTTAAGGAAGTAATGAGAGATGCTTATGATAATTACGATTACCATAAAAAAATAGCTTTAGAAGAATCTAAAGAATTAAGAAAAAAGTTTACTTGGGAAAATATGGCTGAAATAGCTAATAAAGAAATCAATTCTTTTATAAAAAACCCACCTAAAAACAAAATTGAACTTAGTTTTAACCAAGGAGTTAAGTTAGAAGTATTTGGTTCTAATAAGGAAGAATACTTTGTAGAATTTATAAATTCTGATACTAATAAAGTAATACATTCTAGTACTATTAAAAATAATATGTGGACTAAATGTAACCATGAATACTATATCCCTTGGGTTATTAAAGTAAATGGGGAAATAATTCATACTTTTGATGTAACCAATAGAATAGTTAAAATATCATTAGATTCAAAATCTATAGGAGATACATTAGCATGGACTCCTCAAGTTTTAGAATTTCAAAGAAAACATAACTGTAAAGTTGTAGTTAGTACTTTCCATAATGAGTGGTTTGCTAACAACCCAGAATATAAAGATATATTATTTATAGAACCTAACAAAGATATTTCTTCATACGCTCATTATAAAATAGGGTGGTTTAAAACCAATGGAAAATGGGATAAAGGTATAAAAAATAAAAACCAAGTAAACACAATTCCTCTAATCCAAACCGCAACAGATGCTTTAGGTCTTCCTTATAAAGAAATTAACCATGGAGTAGATTTTAAAATAGGTAAAAGACCAATTAAAGGAAAATATATCTGTATAGGTCCTAGAGCAACCTCGGGGTTAAAAGAATGGCCTCATGATAGGTGGAGAAATTTAGCTAAAAAATTACATAAAAAAGGGTATAAAGTAGTTAATTTATCCTATGAGGGATTTTCGGGAACTAATATAATAAATAAAAATAAACTTAATTGGGAAAAAACTTTTAACTACCTTTACCACGCAGAATTATTTATTGGTTTAGGATCTGGTTTATCATGGGCAAATTGGGCTTTAAATAAACCAACTTTAATGGTTAATAATTTCATTCCATTTGGTTACGAATTTACAAATAATTTAACTAAAGTAGAAAATAATACTGTATGTAATAATTGTTGGGTTAATAAAGATTTTACATTTGATCCAGGTAATTGGGATTGGTGTCCTAAAAATGAAGGAACCCCAAAACAACATATATGTCAAAAATCAATTACAGTAGATCAGGTTTATTTAGAATGTTTAAACTTATTAGAACCTAAAGAAAATTATGAATTTGTTTGGGTAACAGGAGGAGATGAAAAATATCTATCTATGATAGAAGTTTTGGCAAAAAGTTTATTAAAACATTCAAAATATAAACTAATAGTATATGGGTTTAATTGTGATTCTAAAATTAATTTACCTAATGTAATAAATAAAAGAATTAACTTTGATCCTAAACCCATAAGATATATTAATACGGAATTTGATTTGATAGACAAAGACTATTCTATATATTTTGCTAAGTATTTAACTAGTATAGATTCTTTAAAAACTGAATATAAAAACTTTGCTTGGATAGATGGTGATGCTTTTGCTACCGAAAATATTGATGGTTCTTTAAAATATCTTTTAAATTTAAAGGATTACCCCTTATTTATGAGATATTTTGATGAAGATATGGTTCATTGGAGAAAATATAAAAACATAAAATTAGAAGGACATTATGGAGCTGAAGTATCTAATATTTTAAATATTAAAAGAAACCCAAATAGTGTTATTATAGCAACTGGTTTTTATTTTTATAATAAAGATTCGGAATCATTTTTTCAAAGATGTTTAGACTTAAATAAACAATTAAATACCCAAAACCTTCAAATATTTGCCGACGATAATGCATTCTCAGAAGAAAGAGTGACTAATGCCTTACTTTGGAAAGAAAATAAAACTAATTATTTACCTATTACATGGAATAATTATTATTCCCCTAAAGAAAAAGTTGTTGTAGATCAAAATACATTAGATAAAGGATTTGATGTTATGTTTGATATAACAAACAAAGAACCTTATTTTGTACATGGTCCCGACCCATCAGTTGTTCCTAAAAATAGTAAAACTTTAGATTTAATGTATCAAGATCACCAAATAAAAAAATTAATGGTAGTATCTCATCCTGATGATGAATTAATATTTGGTGGCGCGGAATTAATAAAACATGGTCCGGAATATAAAGTTATTTGTCTTACTAATAAATCAAATAAAATTAGAAGTAAAGAATTTGAACAAGTAATGACAAAATTAAATGTGGGGTCTTGGGAAATGTTTGATCATAAAGATGATTTACATAATCCACCTGAAAGATACGATATTGAATCTATATTATTAAATAGACAATGGGAAAAAATAGTAACACATAACCCTATAGGTGAATATGGACACCCACAACATAAAGCTGTGTTTAATTTTATTAAAGAGTATGTTGATAAAATTATTTTAGAAGACATATTATATGTATTTGGAAAATCCAGTGCTAAACTAGATAAAAATATTGTGGATACTAAGAAAAATTTACTTACATTATATAAGTCTGAACAATCTATTATTAACCAAATATTAAATAATAAAGGGGATTGGTTTAAAAGTAATAATGATAATACTAATTATATAGAATACGAGTCTTTAGAAAAGTATGAAGAAAATAAAAATAAAAATAACTATATAGCATGTTATGAAAAATAAAAATTTAGTAATAATAATGTGTCATTGTGATAATGATATTAAAAAAAAGACATTAAATAAAAATATAGATAAAATCAAATCCGAAGGGTTTGATATAATGGTATTATCTCATATCCCTGTATCAAATTCCATACAAAATAAAGTTGATTATTTTATATATGATAAAAGCAACCCAACAATTACATACCCTTATAGGGGAATGGTATTTTGGAGAAATTTAAAATTTAAAGATAAAAAAATTAAACTACAAAATATATTAGATGATTATGGTTGGACGGCATTTAATCAAATATTATTAGCTGGGAATTTAGGAATATCACTTGATTATGATTATTTTAGTTTTATTAATTATGACGTTAAATTAACGGATAACATTATTCATGATTTAAACAACCCTGTTCCTTTTTTAGTATCTAAAGTAAGGGATTTAAGATTACAAGATATAGGTTATAGATTCCCGAGTTTTATGTTAAATGTCTTATCAAAAGAAAATTTAAAATCCTTATTACCTATAATTAATAAAAAGTATTATATGAGTGATCAACACCCATGGAAAAAGGATGGGAAATTTAGAGATGCAGAAGAATATTGGGAGCAATTAATTAAAAACTTTGAATATCTTACTCACATAGAACCCATTTGGGATCAAATATCATTTGAAAACACAGATGGTCTATTTAATTTTAGTAATGATGAAAATTTTAAAATATTTTTTCAAAACTCTGACACACATGAAAGGATACATACAGAAGATTGGACACCAAGAATAATTGTTTATGATAATAATACCTCAGAATTAAAATTAGTAGTGAATTCTTTAGAAACGGCAATTGAAGGAACAAATGTGTGTCTAGAACTCCCAGAAACAATAACAAAAATTGGATATATAGTAAAAGACAAATATTACGATTTAACAGAAAAATATCATAAATCTATTTTTGCTACTATAGATTTTCAATAAAAATTAAATATGTATAATTAAATAAATAAAAAATGAGTAAAAAAATTAAGTTATCAAAAGAAGAATTAGAAATTCTTAAAGGTTATCAACAACAACAAAATTCAATTACTTTTGAATTAGGACAAGTTGACATTAATAGGGCAATATTAGAAGGCCAAAGAGCATCTGTTTTGGATAAACTAGGTGATTTACAAGAAAAAACTAATAAAACGGCTAAAGAATTACAAGAAAAATATGGGGATGGAAACATTGATTTAGAATCTGGGGAATTTACTACAACAGAATAAGTTTTTGAATCTCTTCCTAATATTTATAATAAAACAATATTAAAAATAATATAACAAAATGGCAGAAACATTAATATCTCCAGGAGTATTAGCAAGAGAAAACGATCAATCTCTAGTTACAGCTCAACCCTTAACTAGAGGAGCAGCAATTATAGGACCAACAGTTAAAGGACCGGTTGAAAAACCAACTTTAGTTAGTTCTTTTAGTTCTTTCCAAACAATTTTTGGTTCAACTTTATTAAGTGGTTCACAAGATTATACTTATTTAACTTCAATTGCAGCTAATAACTATTTTTCTCAAGGTGGAACTTCTTTATTAGTAACAAGAGTTACAAGTGGTTCTTTTGATCCCGCTTTATCTACTACAATTCAAAATAATGTTGAAGCAGCAAGTGCAGGAATAGCAGGAGATATTGTCGGAGACTTAAGTTCAGGTGGTACCGGGGGTACAAAAGGTACTTATGCAATAACAGCAGGTGAAATAGCCCCTAATAATGGAGCAACTCTTTCTGTAGTAATAGGTGAATTAACTAATTTAATAGCAACCCAAAACGTAACAGCACAAAGTGCTTTAGTAGGTGGTACTACAATTGGTGCTGTAACAGGTCCATTCACAATAGCCGCTGACAAAATAACAACATCAGGAGGAACTACTCAAGTTGGAACAGGAGCAACACTTACTATCACAACCGATGGTGGAGGAGCAGCTGGTGTTATAACTTCAATAGTAGTAGCAGCAGCTGGATCTGGATATGTTGCAGGAAATGTATTAACAGTAACAGCTTCAGATTTAGTAGATGCTGGATTTATAGCTTGTGACAAAAATATAACAGTTACTTTAGTTGACGCTAATTTATTAAATGGACCAACTGCTATTAATGTAACTAGTGATGGAGCTGGATATTCCGCAGGTGATACATTAACAATAGCTGCCGCTGATGTTGGAACTCCAACAGCCGATTTAGTAATAACTTTAACTGACAGTTCAATTGTAAACCAAGCAGCTTTTGTATTAGAAACACTTTCAGAAGGAGTGATTATGAATAATACATCTCCTGTAGGAGCAGATCAAGGAGGAACAGAATTAGCAAACGGAGCTTTAGCAAGTGGTTCTGCTGATAACCTAAGATGGGAAATTGGAGCTGTAAATACATCATCCGGTGTATTCTCATTATTTGTTAGACGTGGTAATGATAATAATAACCAAAAAGTTATTCTAGAATCATTTAATAATATCTCTTTAGATCCTTTCTCTCCAAATTATATTTCAAGAGCAATTGGTGATAATACTTCAAATGTTGTAGTAGCAGCAGATGGTTCAGGAACATATTTACAAGAATCAGGTTCTTACCCAAATATATCTAATTATATAAGAGTAAAACAAGTAAATGCAAACACACCTTATTACTTTGATAATAATGGTATTGCAAAATCTGAATTTACAGCATCTTTACCTCAATTAGGATCTGGTTCATTTGATGAAGCAGTAGGATCTAATTTAAATAGTACAAGTGCAAATTTATTTTATGAAAATATAAGTTCAGTAAATACTCAAGGTGTAATTGGAACAGATTATACAAATGCAATTAACTTATTAGCAAATCAGGACGAATATCAATACAATGTAATTTCAGCTCCAGGTTTATATTATTCAAATTATGCTGTACAGTGTAATTTAATTAAGAATATGTGTATTTCAAGAGGAGATGCAATTTATGTGATGGATTTAGTTCCTTACAACACAGCAATCGCAACTGTAAACCAAAATGCAGCAGCAATAGATTCTAGTTATGCAGCAGCTTATTGGCCATGGTTACAAACTATTGATCCAAATTCTGGATTATTAGTATATGTACCAGCTTCTACAATGATTCCAGGAGTATATGCTTTTACAGATGCTTCTTCAGACCCATGGTTCGCACCAGCAGGTATTACTAGAGGAGGATTAGGTTCTGTAGTAAGAGCTGAAAGAAAATTAACATCTGCAAATAGAGATACATTATATGAAGCTAATGTAAACCCAATCGCTACATTCCCACAACAAGGAGTTGTAGTATTTGGACAGAAAACATTACAAAAAGCAGCAACTGCTTTAGATAGAGTAAATGTACGTAGATTGTTAATTACACTTAAAGGATATATTTCTCAAATTGCAGATAATTTAGTATTTGAACAAAATACTATTGCAACTAGACAAAACTTTTTAACACAAGTAAATCCATATTTAGAAAGTGTTCAACAAAGACAGGGATTATATGCTTTTAAAGTAGTAATGGATGAAACAAACAATACACCAGATGTTATTGATAGAAATGAGTTAATCGGTCAGATTTTCTTACAACCAACTAAAACAGCTGAATTTATTATACTTGATTTCAATGTATTACCAACTGGAGCAACATTTCCAGCATAAAAAGAAAAAAACCGAATATTTATAATAAAATAAGAAAATAAAATGGCAGTATTAAACCCAAACGAAATATTTTTCACAGCTTTCGAGCCAAAACAAAAGAATAGATTTATAGCTTTTGTAGACGGATTTCCAGCATACATCATGAAAGGTGTAGGAGCCGTAACTGTATCACAAGGAACAGTACCATTAAATCATATTAATGTTCAACGTTTTGTAAAAGGTAAAACAACTTGGGGAACTATTCAGTTTACATTATTTGATCCAATTACACCATCTGGTGCACAATCAGTAATGGAATGGGTTAGATTACACCACGAATCAGTAACTGGTAGAGATGGTTATAGTGATTTCTATAAGAAAGATCTTACAATCAATGTATTAGGACCTGTAGGTGATGTAGTTTCAGAATGGATCATCAAAGGAGCAATGATTACAGAAGCTTCATTTGGAGATTATAACTGGGATACTGAAAATGCTGCTCAAGAAATTACAATGACAGTTCAACCTGATTATTGTGTATTAAATTTCTAAAAATTTTACTCACCCCTAATTTGCAAAATAGCTTGGCTT